CCGAGGCTCCTACACCAACACCAGAAGCGATGCCGGGGGAAATGGCCGCACCAACTCCTGACATGGCTTCTCCTGCTGGTGGCAAGGTTATGGTTCAAATGCCATCTGATGCTTTTGATTCTATCTATACCCTTGTTAGCCAACTTCAATCTGGTCTTGAAACACTAAAGGCTGAAGTTGATGCTCAAAAGGGTGGCGAGGCCACTGCTGTTGCCGAAGAAATGGCTCCAGAGGCTGTTGCAACCGCTGAAGACGAAGAGTTTCTTAAATCACTTGCGGCAGAAGGTTCGATGCGATAATGTCGCGCCATGTTTGTATCGCAGATTTTCGATGAGTGCGCTGAGATTTTAGGAACTACTGACAACAGTAAGATATTTCGTAAAATTCAGCAGGCAGTAGCTACCTTGATGGAGTCTGGTCATTGGACTCACTCAGTTGCTGATGTTGATGTATGCACGGGATGGGATCGTTGTTCTATCACGCTCCCTCGCAATATTGATGTTCCTCTTGCAGTCAACATTGATGGCTCTCCGACATACTTCCGCAATCGCCTATTCCAATACCATGTAAATAAAGGCGGAATGTTTAATTCCGTTGAATGGGCGTGGGATGATCGCGGATATGTTGCGACACTCATGGACATCATTCAGCCTTCTCAGCTTGTTGCTGTTGCAGAGTTAGAGAATGATGTTGGCAAAACTATTCGCGTTCTTGGAACCGATCAGAACAATCGAACCCTTCGCTCGCAACTTGCGAATGGAACTGGCGTTGATGGCTTGCTTGTTCCGATTCACTCTCAGTCTGATTTTGCGTATGGAACGATTACCCCAGATGATGCTACTGTAAAGACCCGTAGCGTTGCTATCACGCCAATCAATCTATTTACTAGCGCGACTGCTCATGGGTTGTCATCTGGTCAAGGAATGAGCGTTACAGCATCAACTGGAACTATTCCTGTAGCGTTAGAGAATGGACAGACATACTACATCGGAGTAATTGACGCATACACAGTCCAGCTTTTCAATGATCCTATCAATGCTCAAGCGTTAAATTATCCAATCAATCTTCAGAGCATTGTTGGTGCTGGAAATTTGACATTCAAAGATAGCCGTGAATCACAAGTTGTAACTGCACTTGAGCTTTCATCTGCTCCAGCATTCACGCTTGATACTGCTAATCAAATCACATTTCCTGCTGGTCAATCTCTTCCTTCTCCGCTTAATTCAAGTCAGACATATTATGCGAATGCTGAAGATTCCACGCATTTAGTTGTATTTGAAACATCAGATGATGCGAAAAAGAACATCAATCCAGTTTATACTACTGGAAGCACTGCATCTCTAAATGTTGACATTCGCAAGAAAATTGATCCTCAGACTACTCTTACTTTTTCTGTTCCACATTACTATAATGATGGAGATCAAGTTCAGGCATTTACTGCCAGCGGAACCCTTCCTAAGCCGCTTATTGCAAATCAAAATTATTTTGTAAATGTAATAAGCCCTCTAATTATTTCTCTTCACGAAAATAAAGATGATGCTATTGCATCTACTCCAACAAATCTTGTAAATCCAATTACTCTTAAAGATTCTGGAAGTGGAACAAATTCTATTGTTAAGTTAATTCCAGCAGTTGCTACAAATGGAACAACATCCCAAATAACAGCAAGTGGATTAAATATAGACCCACCAACTGGATCAGGGGCAAATGCTCAGGCAGTAGTTGTTGGTGTTGTAACAGGTGTAAGGGTTATTTCTCAAGGAAGCGGATATTTATCTGACCCAAATGTTACATTTTCAGCACCTCCAACACCTCCAATAAATAGTCCACTATATGGAAGACAGAAACAAGCAGTTGGATATGCTGTTAGAGATACGATAAATAATAAAATTCTTAATATTGTCATAACTGATGCAGGATTTGGTTATAGTAGCGCACCATCAATAACTATTGAGGGTCCGGGTCAACAGGCTCTAGTCGTAAACTCAATAACAAAAGTTCCAACAACTTCATCAATAACTGCTGGAAATTTAACTGGGTCTGGAACAACAGCAACTTGCGTCTTAAATTCTCATGGATATGGAAATGGGCAGGTTGTAACAATAGCTGGAGCCACACCATCAGTATACAATGGAACATTTACTGTTACTGTAATTAATTCAAATACATTTAGATACACAACATTATCTGCAATAACTTCGAGTCCTGCAACTGGAACTATTACATCAACTGCATATACAGGCACTTCGGCTACAGTAACAACAAATGAAGTTCATGGATATTTAAATGGAGATAATGTAATAATTTCTGGAGCAAATCAATCTGGATATAATGGACAATTTACAATATCAGGTGCTTCTGGAAATACATTTACATATCAAGTTTCTTCTTTGCTTGGAAGCCCAGCAACTGGAACAATAACATCACAAAAAATATCAGGTTCATTAGCTACTGCCGTTGCTACAATTACTACTTCATTTGTTTCTCATATAACAGTAAGTGATGGTGGAAGTGGATACACAGGCTCTCCACAAGTTAAAATTACAGGAGGTTCTGGAAGTGGAGCAACAGCAGTTGCAAATGTAAGTTCTGGAGCAGTTACTAGCATAGATGTCATTACAACTGGAAATGGATATACCGATATTCCAACATTAACAATAAATCCATCAACAGGTGTATTTATTTCATTTACATCAACTGGATTATTGCCATCTCCGCTTGTTTCTGGAGTCGCATATCGCGCAGAACCTCCATTAAATACATCTACTGGAAACTTTACAGTAAAAAACGCAGATTTTAGCGATGTAAATATTACTTCATCTGGAACAGGAACATTATATGTTTCTCTTTCTCGCGCATTTAGCGTTACATTTAACAATAATTTGGAAGGTGATTTTTCTAATCTTTCTACTGGACAGCAAATTTATTTTGGAACTGATTATCTTCTTCCGAATACATCTCCATCTATTGATAATGGAGTAACACCATTTTATCTTAATAAGATCAACAATACGACTGGCAAGATTTATATTGCTGCTCCGTTGCCGTCTGCTCCAGACGCATACGCTGTCGCTGGAGGAACAACTGGACTTATCACGATTACATCATTTGGTTCTGGTCAGTCTTACTACGCATTGAGGAAATCATTCCGTTCCTTGCCATTTGGAAATCTAATTATTCCATCTGAAATTTCATTCTTGAGCGAAGATGAAATTGTTCGATTCTCCACGACAAATACGCTTCCTTCTCCACTTGTTGCAGGAACCGACTATACCATCAAACTATCTGGTAATTCAATCAAGGTTTACTTGGGAGGAGTCTTACAAGCATTGACAACACCGGGAACTGGTCAGTTAAGCCTAGACATTATTCGCACATTCAATGTTTCTCCATCTACGAGCATTGATGCTGATCAAGCTCACTTCAATACTGGTGATGCCGTTATTCCTCGTGCTAAAGAAGGCGATGTATTGCCTACTGGATTGACTGCTGGAACGACATACTATGCTCGCAGGATAGATAACAATTCGTTTGAGCTTTACGATACGCTTGCTAGCGCCAAAAACGCACCATCAACTACTGGTCGAGTTTCATACACAACAACTGGTGAGACTGTTGAATCAACATTTTTTATTGACTCAGTAACATTGCCAACATTTGTGAAGTCTGTATCGCAAGTCGATAAGCCGATTACTGAAGGCTATGTGTCACTCTACGCTTACGATTATGGCCGTAGCAATGACATGACTTTGATCGGTCAATATCATCCATCTGAAGTTAATCCTCAGTATCGCAGGATTCGCATTGGTAAGCCCTGTGCATGGGCTAGGATTTCTTATCGCATCCAGACTCCAAGTATCACGAGTATCTACGATTTCATTCCGCTAGAGCAAGAGCGAGCAATCATCACTGCTGTTCATGCCTGCGATTTGGAAGATAAAGATTTCGCTGATCAATCGGCTCGCTACTGGCAGATTGCTTTTGCTTATCTCAAGAATCAGCAAGAAAGTATTGATGGTCATGCAATGTCAGTCCCGCAGATCAATTCGATTTGCTATGGCGATACATCTGACCCAGTAATGTTCTAATGAAAAGCGCACAGATAACTTCAGGAAGAGAAGTAAAGGTTTCTTCTGGTTGGATTCTTGGTGTCAACTCAGTAAGAAATCCATGGGCATTGCCAGATAATCAGATTAAGTGGGCAGTAAATTGTTCTGTGCGTGGTGGAGTTGTCCAGACTAGGCCGGGATACTCAATGCGTCTCTCGCTGCCTCCGGGTAATTTCCAAGGCGGAATCTTTTTCTCATCAAACAAACAAGCGAACGCATCTGATACAATCGTTCAAAATGGAGTTACAAAAACAATTCCAGCACAAATCTACAATCCAGATGGCACAACATCTGTTGCTGATGAATTGCCGTTCGTTGTGTTTGCCGTAAATGGTAATGTTTACTACTCGCCATTTCCTCTAAAACAGCCGAAAAACTGGGAAGATTATCGACTCAAAAATATCAAGCTAGACCAAAGTGTTGATCAGTTCGTTTTCACTCTAGCAACGCAAACCGCGCAAGTTTCAACTGGTGGTGATGTCACAGTAACTCCATCTCATCGTATCGTTGTAATCCAAGATGGCATCTCTGCTCCTGCTTATTGGGATGGATCGAATACAACAGGAATCCAAACAACTTCAATTCCCATTGGATACTGGATGGCATTTAGTGGAAATCGACTTTGGGTTGCATCAAAGAATATCGTTCTAGCATCTGATTTAGGTGATCCAACTTCATTCACGGAACGACTCACTGGAACTGGGCGAGGAGACTTTGCATTCGCTCGCGTTGTTACTGGAATGACGAACTACATCGGTCAGAACAACGACACAAAGTTAATCGTGTTTACTGATCGTGCGACATATTCGCTTTCAAGCGGAATCTATGATCGAACTCAATGGACAAGCACTGCGAATTTCCAAACGACATTGTATCCGACGATTGGTTGCGTTGCTGGAAAATCAATCTCATTCCAAGCTGGTCAACTCTGGTGGTATTCGCAAGGTGGATTGATTTCTGCTGACATCGCGGCATCTGCCTATATTACTTCGCAGTCGTTGTATCGTGATATTGAGATGGCGCGAGTTAAAGCCTACATGGCTGGTGATACATCGAAGATTTGCGCGATGTCGTTTGAGAACTACTTGCTGTATTCTGTTCCTTATTTGGAGCCATGCAATTCAGCAACGATGGTTCTTGATTACGCAGCCGCCGCTGAATGGTCTGCACAACGCATTCCTGCATGGTGTGGGGTGTGGACTGGAACAAGGCCCGTAGAATGGATTTCTGGCGTTGTAAATGGCGCTCCTCTTTGCTTCCATTTCTCTGTTGATTACGCTGCCACAAATGATGGTTCCTACAATCATCTTTGGGAAGCATTCATGCCGAATCGCGCAGATACATATTTTGATATTAATGTTGATGGCGGAATCACGGAGAAGGTAAATCGCATCTATTCGCAGATGGAGACTGGGCTTCTTGGTGATGGTCTTGATTTCAAGCAATTCCAGTATGGTGAAATTGAGGCTTGCGAAATTGGCGGAACTGTGGATACGCGAGTTTCGTATCGCGGATCAAAAGGCTTCTACCAAAATATTCTTGATACTCGATTGCTGGCGGTGACTTCAGATTATCAATGGGTGAATAGCGATTACGCTAACGAGATTGCCAAACTTGGATTCCTAAACACGCAATATCGCAGGCTCATCACAGAAAATAGTCAGCGTAGACCATCAACTGTTACCTGCGAGTCCACCCTAACAAATGACATCGACAAGGCATTCTCTGTTCTAATCGAGTGGTGCGGAGAGATGGGCATTGAATCATTGCGTATATTCATTGATCCATGGAGCGAGCGCAGCACTGGTGTTCCTCAAGCTCCAGAGACTAAATCATGTGTTACCGCGCAAGATGGAACAAGTCTTGAAATTGATTTGCTTCCTAGTCCGTATGAGCAAGCAGACACCACACAAAAAACATGGTGGGCTAAAGAATTTAGGACTGTCACGCTTTCCTGCACTGCTAATCCAACTAAATCAATTTCTGCTACTGCATCTGCCAGCTATCTATCAAGCATCTCACAGATTGATGCAAAGACCCAAGCTGGTGAATTGGCTCAGAATGCCGCTAACCAAGCCGCTCAACAATATCTCTCACAGAACCCCTGCTGATATATGCCATCTATCACAACAGCCTCAAAGGAAGTAACAGACTTTCCGTTTCGATACATCTCGCCATTCAAGGATGATCCCGTTGTGCCTCTGTATTCATCTGTGCCTTTATTCTCTCCTCAAGCTGGATGTTTGCCATGTGCCGCTTGTGGAAACTATGCAGATCGCAAAAAAATCATTGCACAACAAGCAAACCGATTTAAAGATTATATCCCTAATGAAATTGCAGGGAACAATCCCAAAGCGGGATTCAATTAATAAATATGAAAACCAGAATCGACTATCGACTCGTCCCTAAAGACTCATTTGAATTTGGAAATTTACAAGACTTCGCTGAATCGTTTGACCACAAAATTGTCGAACATCCTAACATCAATGTTTACGCTCATTATCGGAATGGTGAGTTGTTTGGCTATTCTGACCATGTTTACCTTCCTGTTGTCTATCCAGCTTTTCACCCGAATCATACTAGGCCGCAGGATGTGATTCAGGTAATGAGCGATTGGAGGGCGCACGCTCAACTTTCTGGTGGCCTTGGCTACATTGGAGTCCCGCTTATTGATGATCGACCAAAGTTTACTAATGATGTTATGAGTAAATTGGGATTGACTAAGATGAACAGAGAGATTTATAGTTACGATTCATTGACTTAAAAATGGGTGGAGCAAAAACAGTAAACGCACAGCAATATATTTCAAAGCGCGATCCATCGCGTGACATTGCTATTGCTATGGCAATGCAGCAATCGCAAGCGCAACAGATGCAGAATCAAGCAGAAATGCTTAAAATGTATGCTGGAATGGCTCCAGAACAGCAAAAATATGATGCTGCTGCCCAATCTCGGCGAGCAGCAGAACTTGGACTGGAAAACATTTATCGTCAAAGACAACTGGAACGCATTACATCTCCTCAAGAGGCTGCTATGCGTGCTGCTCAGTCAAAGCAACTTGAAGACCTTACTGCTAAAGAGAACCTTGATCGCTACATGGCTCGTGAGTATATGCGGACGCAGGGACTTCCAACACAATACGAGACAGGGCTTGGAGACTCTAGCATTGGCCGTGCTGCCATGTATGATCGTGCGCTTGCTGCAAAACAAGCATACGAGCAAAATCTAGCTGCTCAACGCCAAGCATATCTTGCTTCTACTCAAGCTCCAGCGGGAGGAATTTCGCCAGAAGCATCTATTGCTGGAAGAATGGGGGCAGAAGCTCAAAACATTGCCGCAATGGAAGCATATAAACAAGGGATGCTTGGTAGTGCTGGTCAACTTGGTCAAACAGGCTTTCAATCTGCGATGAATCAATTCTCCAACCTTGCAGGAATGCAGAATGCTCAGCAGCAGTCTCAGCAAACATATCAACAGGCAATGCTTGAAAACCAAGCTCAAAATCTAGCATCTCAACGCGCAATTACTGGCGCATATATTCAAGCTGGTGGACAGGCCGCATCTTCTGCTATTGGTGCTTATGGGAAAACTGGTGGATTTGGGACTACAGGAACAAAGCCTCCAGTAGATATGTCTGCGGCTGGGTATCAACATTAAAATGAAAAGACCTGACGACACATCTATGTTTGCGCTGATTGCTGGTAAAAGTGCAATCGGTGGTCAATATCTTCAGAATCAAGCTGCTCTTTTAAAGATGGCATCTCAGATGCCTCCAAAGACACAGACTTTTGATGCTGGAAGAACATCTAAAGAAGCGGCTGAGTTTGGCGTTGAAAATATCACTCGTTCTCGTGAGCTTGAGCGTTTAACTGATCCAGAAGCCGCTAGAATGCGTAGCCAGATGGGTGGAAAGGTTGCAGAACTTTCTGATCTTGCCGCAACCCAGAGGAACATGGATGAATTTGCGAAAAGAAGTGGATTGACTTCTGGATATACAACTGGACTTGGTGGAACGATTGGTCGCGCTGCAATCTATGACGCTGGAACTGAAGCTGGACGACAAGCCAGACTTCGTTCACTTGCGCTTCAACAAGGATACTTGGCCCAAACCGCAGCACCGATTGGTGGGCTTGATCCAGCAACTGCCATTCAAGCTGAGATGCAGGCAAAGGCGGCAAACTTGCAAGCAATGCAACAATACCAGCAAAACATCATGGCTAGTGGTCAAAGATTGCAACAATCTACTTCTGATTTTATCAATCAGAATCTTGGTGAACTTGCACAAGCTAATCAAGTATCTCAACAGAACAAGCAGAATTACGAACAGGCAATGTATAACAATGCTGTTCAGAATGCAGCTTCTGGAAATGCAATGAGTGGACAGATGATTGGCGCGGGAGGCGCAGTAGCTGGTGCGGCTATAGGAGCGGCAATTATTATTTAATGAGACATCACCTAATAAATAAAACAATAAATAGAATAAAAGAGTGGAACAAAAGATGGCCTAGATCAGTTGTATTATGGAGTGGAGGTAAAGACTCTACTGCATTGCTTCATTTGATCCGATATGGAGCAGAAATTGACATTCCTGTTGTTCAATATCGCCAGCCAAAGTTCCGTGAGCGATATGCCTATTCTGATCGCTTAATCAAAGAATGGAACTTGGAGGTATATGAGTATCCTCCGATGAAGGTTTCACTCGCAGATGGCCCAGATGTGAATACTGGCGAGGTTCGCTTCGATATGCTTCATTATTTTCAATGGGGCAAGAATTGCGTTGTTTTGTCTTTAGGAACAGAGAAGCCAAAAGATGGAGAGAAGTTCTTGTGTGGAGTTGATGACTTCTTGCAACGACCTACTGGAACATTTAATTGGCCGTGGGGCGCAGTATTTATAGGAACAAAATACGAAGATACAGATTTGATTAAGGGCCATGTTCCACTAGCCCAAGACATCCGCATTGTTGATGGTGCGCCAGTATCCCTATATCCAATGCGTGATTGGACTGATGATGAGATATTCCAGTATCTTGAAGAAAGCGGAGTTGAGCCTGACCCTACTCGCTACATCAAAGAAAATGGGAAATGGAAGAATAATCCAGATAAGTCACTCAATGCTGACTTCTATCCAGCTTGTTTTAATTGCGTGAATCGCCATCTAGGTCGCCATGTTCATTGTCCTAAACTAAACGCAACTATCACGAATATAAGCGAAATGGCTCCATACGAGGACATCGTTATTGATGATCTTGGATTTCGTCCTGTTGAATGGAAGAAATAACAAGTGAAGACTGTATTTCTTGCGGTGCTTGCTGTGCTTACAAATGGTCTTGGCCGCTTCTTAAGCGTGACAGATCGGATGCAGAAAAGATACCGAAGGAAATGCAACGAGGAGACTATCCTTTGATGAAAACTGAAAATAACAGATGCGTGGCATTAAAGGGAATTGTGGGAAATTGCGTATCATGCTCAATTTACTTTGACAGACCTAATTCTTGTAGGCAATTTAAGCCGAATGGCGACTTATGCCTTGAAGCAAGAAAAAAACTAAACATTAAAACTTAACTTATTTAATATTATGGGTGGAGGCGGAGGCGGATCAAAACCAAAAAAACAAGAGTCAGGGCCAGACCCAATGATGGCATATATGGCTCAAATGCAATCGGCTCAGGCAGCACAAGCTGAAGCTGCTCGAAAAGCTCAAGAGGAAGCTATTCTTGAGACTCAACGCCAATCTGCCCTCGCCTCCGCCCGTCAAGGTGAGATGGCGGCACAGCAAACTTTGTCTCAGGCTGGAGCTATGCAACAGGCTAAAGATATTGCCGCTCAACAAGCGCAAAAACAAGCCTCAACCGCTGCTGGAGAATCTGCTATTGGTGGTGGTTTTGATGTATCTAAAGCTCGCCAAGAACAAATGGCAAACCTTGCTGGCACAGGAGCTATTCCTTCCACCAAGTTGCCGTTTTATGGAATGGGTGATACTTCCACAACGACTCCGGTTACTCGTTCTGCCAATATCTTTAATCTTCCTAAATCAAGCGGTCTAACATTCGGAGGTCAATAATATGGGTGGCAGTAAAAAATCAAGCAAAGGCAGCGGAGGCGGTGGAGGCTCTAGTCAACCATCTGGGCCAGACCCAATGATGGCGATGATGATGATGCAACAACAACAAGCTGCCGAACAAGCTCGCGCTGCTGAAGAGGCTCGTCGCAAAGCAATGGAAGAACAGCAACGCCAAGCTGCTCTTGCTACTGCACAACAAGGTGAAGCTGCCGCTCGTCAGCAACTAGGAGCTTATGGAAATCAACAACAAGCCACAGACCAAGCCGCTTTGACTGCATCTCAACAAGCTCAAGGAGCCGCTGGAGCAGCAATCGCTGGTGGAGGTGGTCAGGTCTCTCAAACAGAGAAAGCCGCTTCCATGGGTATTGGTGGTGCTGGCGCAGTTGCTCCTAGCGTAATGCCCGGAGCCGCTATGGCCGCAAATGTTGGTGCTGGTGGAACTGGTCAACCTGCTAATATGTTCAAACTTCCTTCTGCTGCTAATCTTACTTTCGGAGGCTCCTAATGGCTGACTATTCTTTCTCTCCTCAATTTGCTAACCTTAGTGGTCTGCAACCATTGCCAGCACTCGATGTGACTCGCGGTGCTGCATTGCAGTTCCAGCCACTTCAAGCTATCCAAGTTCAGTCTTCTCGACCAGAGCTTGTAGCTGAAGGCATCGCTGGTGCTGTTTCTAACATTGCTAAAGGTGCGTTGAGTGGAATTACTGCTAAATACGAGAAGAAAGAGGAGAAAGACAAAGAGACACGCAAGTTTGCTCAAGAACTACTTCTTGAAGAAGCAAAACAGAAGACAAAGAATAAACAATTTCTTGATGAACTTAAGCTAAAAGTAGCTTCTGAACATGGCCTAGAAGCAGATGTTGATGAAAGAATGGCAGCATTAGAAGAGGCTGCTCAAAGGCTTGGGATGGTAAATCCATCTGGAAATACTCCAGCAAAAAAACCAACTCCAAAGCCAAGCATTGATAGTGAGGCAGATACAAGTTCTGATACTTATGGCAATCGTGAATTGTCTCCAACAGATGCTGTATTTGTTCCAACTGGAACCCCAAAAGATGGCTCATTGAGGATTGATGCAAAAACGCCATTGCCAGAAACAGAGCCAGCTCCACCAATACCTGTTCCTTCTGCCGCTGTTGTTCCTCCATCTGATGAAATAAGTATTCCTGAACCAGATATAATGCCAAGCGTTCAGCGTGTATCGACTCAGGGCACTCAACCTCCTGCACTAACTGGACTCCAAGTTCAGCCAGTAGCGGCAGCTGCTCAAACACCTGCATTAGCTGGAATGGAAGCTCCAGTTGATAAGTGGTGGCTACAAAATCAGCCAAAAGAAGTAACTCAGCCAAGGAAAACTGATGATATTGTATTTGAGCCATCACAACAATCCGTAGCTGAACAGGCAGCAATAGATTTATCAAAGAGTAGCGATTACAATTATTTGGTTACGGCAGAAAAAGATTCAAGAAATCGCTGGGTTCTTAAACAGCAAGACAATAGCGCAAATGTTGCAAAACTAGCTGCTGATGCAGAAAGACTTGGAATAGATAAACAAAAATTAATTATAGACCAAGCTAATGCACAAATACAGGCTAAAAAAGCCGAAGATGAAAGAATAAAAAACGAAACAGAGAAACTAAAGGCTGACAAGGCAGCATTCAATACGCTTAAAAATAGCGTTAACAATGAATCTGTTAAACTATTTCAGATTGACCAAGCAATTGATGAAATTGAGTCTGATCCTAGTATTGTTGGAATAATGACAGACTATTATCTTGGAAAAGAAAAAATGCCTCTTTCTCCAATAACATATAAAGAAGCTGCAATGATAGCTGAGAAACTTGGATATAAGGATATTGCAGAAAAGGCTCAAAAGGTTAAAAATATCTCTAACCGAATTGCTTCAATTGGAAGTAATATTGGATGGTCGATATTTAGGGAAATGAAAACATTGTCTCCAACTGGCACTGCTGGAGTTGGATCACTTACTGAGGGTGAAAGGCAATCTCTGGAACAAACTCAAGGCCCACTTGATATAACATCATCTCCAGATTTAATACTTGAAACGCTTTACAATTTAAAGAATGGAACAACAAAAACAATTGTAAACGCATCTAAAGAAATCAAACAAATTGATCCAGCTTTTAAGATGCCAATAATGAGTCCTTTGAGAATTACTAAATCAGATAAAGATTTGTATAATAAGATTCAACAGGCAGCGGAAAAAGCAACTGATAAAGCTAAGAAAACTGAAAATTATCTTAATGCGATGCAGAAAAAAGAAATGCTAGAAAATCAAGCAATCCGAATCAAGGAGTTTAATCAAATGCTTGCTGAGATGCAGGCTCTATAAAATCAATGACACTAGAGGAAGCCGCTGAAAAAAAGTTAAAAGAGAGGACAGCAACCTCTCCTCTTCAAGATGTTGTATCTCCAGATAAAACAACTGAAGAAGAAAAAACGGATACCCTTAAAGAAGTAGATGCAGAACCTAAAACTGATTTAGCTGGACTTGGCAGTGCGGCATTGCGTGGTTTATCTGTTCCTGCTGCTCAAGCTGTGGTTGGTGGAATTTTTGGAGCAACGCTTGGCGGGCCTCCGGGAGCATTGATTGGTGCTGGTGCAGGGCCAATTGTTTTGGGGCTAACAGACCTCGCTACGGAGGGAGTAAATGCACTTACGGGAAAAGACATCCCAACTTCAAGGAGTATAATTTCAAATTTTCTTAGCGAACAAGGAATACCAGAATCAGATACAGCAGCAGAAAAAATTCTTGAGTCTGCTCTTGAGGGTGTATCAAGTGCTGGTGGATCAGCCATGGCTCTTACAAAAGGAGCTAAAATGCTTGCTGGATTAACCCCGAAAGCTACTAAAGTCAAAAAGGCTGCTGAATTTATGGGTGAACAACCGCTGCTTCAAGCTGCAACTGGTGGCGCGGCAGCACTAGCATCTACTGGAGCGGAACAGGCTGGACTTGGAGGCCCGATTCCTGCTATTGCTGGACTTGCAACAGGATTTGCTGTTCCAGCAGCAGCTAAAGTAAAAGGCGCGCTAGCACCATCTGAAGCAAGAAAAGCATTGGAAGCTGAAGAAAAAGTTCGCTTTGTTTATCAGTCGGCTTTCAAAGATGAAAAATCAAGAGAAGAAGCAATCCAAGCTCTTCGCAAGGCTGGCAACATTTCTGATGATGATGTTAAGCTAATGATTGGTGATATTACCAATAATAAAACCATGCTTGCATTCCAGCAGGCATTGGAAAAATCATCTCAAGAAGTTGCTCAACGCAGTTTTGAAAACCTTCAAGGTGTTGGAAAGAAGATAAGCCGAGGGATGGCTGAAGTTGGCGCACCAGCGGAAGATGCTAAAGCATTTTACTTGAATCAATACAATACACTCAATGATCAATATAAACAAACAATTCAAGATTTGGATGTTCAAGGCTTGAAAGCAACTCAGGAGCTTGAGGATGCAAAGATAAAACTTGATGAGGCTGAAAAGAATCTTGCTGCTGGTAAGATTGATGCTGAACAAGCATACAAAGAGGCAAAGCAAACTCTTGATGATGCTTTTGATGCTGAAAAATCAAGACGCATTGGAACGCAAAAACTTGATACAAACAAAGCTGTTGCTGATGTAATTCAAAAGCAAAAGAAATTTGCAAGCGACTACGCAACAACATTGTATGATAAAATTACTGATGTAAAACCATTTGA